CGGTGACTTCTGCGCTAAACGGGGACGTTTATGCGCACATACAATCCAAACTCTCTTCTCCCTCCACAGATGCAGAAATACACCTGCGATTTTTTGCATTCGGTGTTTTTGGCAGCCAAGAACAGGGAGTCTCTGTTTGTCTGGCGGCTAAAGGTGATATGGAAATCGTGATGTCTTAGCCTAAAGTAGTTGCAACAGTTGGAGCGATTATGGTGGTAGTAGTGATCATCGCGCCCCCCATATGCAAGGGTTGACGACATTATTTATCCGGCGCTATATTCTGTGCGTTGCCGCAAAATCGGCACACGGGATTGGCGTCCCGGACATCAAAACGACGCATAACCGCGTTCGCGGTTTTTTTATGCGCAGTGCACGTCTACACAAAAATTATGGTGGGCTGTGTGAGGGCTTCTTCGGAAGCGCCGGATTTCGTTTTGACCGGTTACGCCAACCTTGCACAGTCCACCACCAGTCGATTGGCGTCGTCGGTGGTGATAGCTCAAATTCAAAACGAGATTATCGCTATGGTCACTCAGCTCGCATTCCGCGATGTAAAATTCACTCCTATAAATCACAACAACCAGATCTGGTTTACCAGCAAAGAATTGGCGGCAGCATTAAAATATGCCAGCACCAAAGCAGTAACCGACATCTACAACAAAAATATTGATGAGTTTACTGACGGAATGTCTCAGGTCGTCGAATCAACGACCTCAGGAAATTATCGTAAGAAGACTCGCATTTTCTCCCTCCGTGGCGCCCATCTGATCGCCATGTTCGCCCGCACTCCTGTGGCCAAAGAATTCCGCCGCTGGGTGCTGGATATTCTTGATCGAGAAATTCAACAATCCCCAATCACAAAACAATTCACTGATAACGAACTTTGCACACTTGCTTGGTTATGGCGGGCAAGTGACACAATGTTAACCGCTTGCCAAAACGTCACTCCGCTTCTTCAGGTAGCAGAACACCGCGAAGCCGGTCGCTTCACTTCAATCGAACAAGAATATCCCCGGATACTCAATAAGGCACAGGCAATCCTTGCCAGAGAAACGGCACATGTAAAATTCCGGCCGTGGCAGGATGATAAGTGGAGTCGAGTATTGACGCATTTACGTTCTGAACGGCTGTAATAAAGTTGCGGGAGAGAAATGCCGCTAGTATTTTGTAATTAATTGAATGCTGACGGTTTAATGAGAAGTCAAGAACACTACTTGTACTATAATCGTTCGATGTTAGTGAGGGTTTGATGCAAAAAATGAAGTGATTGACCCTAAATTTGCGCGATCAGCGACAGATTGTACACCGAGATCCTGTGGGCTGGAATTTGCAGAGAAATACCGAAAATGATATCCAATATTGTTTTCAGTTCCTACATCATACCTGATAAGGGTATAATCATAAAAATTAGGATAATTCAAGTTATAATTGTATGAATAAAAACGACCTTGAAGCATTATCTGACACTAGGCTTAATGAGGCCAAATGCTTGCTTGATCATGGCTTTTTTCATGGTGCATATTATCTTTGTGGGTATGCAGTTGAATGTGCATTGAAGGCCTGTATTGCCAAGTCATTTTTACAACATGAGTTTCCAAACAAAAAAGTCGTAAATGATTCATATACTCATGATTTGTCGCAACTTCTCAAAATTGCCAACTTACATCAAATTTTGATTGCTGACGCAAAAAATGATGTTTCGTTGGAGATTAACTGGTCGGTCGTTAAAGACTGGAGCGAGCAATTTAGATACGACAATAACATAAGTAAAGCTATGGCCGAACAATTGTTTGATGCTGTAGGTGACCAAAATTCTGGAGTTTTGAAATGGGTAAAAGCACACTGGTAATCGGCAGAGAGTTGACAAAAGATATGGAATTCTCAGGTCAATTTTTGTTAAAAAAACTCAAGTTACAGAATTTAACTATTGATGCTGCAATGTGGTTTTATTACCCAGATCTATCTTGGAGATATATTTTAGTTATCAGTGACTTCTCAGAACGTGGGCCGGCAGAAATATATAGAAAAATCAGTGAGATAAATAGAAATAGCATATCAAAAAAGTATAAGCCGATACCATTAGAAGCAATTGAGGCTAAGGGGGATTCAGCTTTTGTTTATAAAATGTTAAAAGGATTTGCTAGAGTCAACGATGGTAAAGTTCGCGTTTCTAATTCTATGGTAAATGGTTTAGAAATCGTTGACTGTCTGATCTATGAGTTAAAATAAGAAATCTCTTACTGGGTATCATTATTGTTTAAATGACTTTTGATTTTCAATAATCAACTTGTCATAATTAAGTCACCGGAGTTTGAACTCCTCCGGTGACTTCTGCGCTAAACGGGGACGTTTATGCGCACATACAATCTAAACTATCTTCTCCCGTCACAGATGCAGAAATGCACCTGCGATTTTCTTTATCCAGCGTTTGACCTCTGCGGAGGTGAAGCGTGAACCTCCCACAAGACGGCATCAAACTGCATCGCGGTAACTTCACCGCTATCGGTCAGCAGCTCCAGCCTTATTTGGAAGACGGCAAGTGCTTTCGCATGGTGCTTAAACCGTGGCGCGAGAGACGCAGTCTTTCCCAGAATGCACTTAGCCACATGTGGTACAGCGAAATCAGTGAATACCTTATCCGCAGGGGGAAATCGTTCGCTACCGCAGCATGGGTAAAAGATGCTCTCAAACACACATACCTCGGTTATGAAACCAAGGACCTGGTTGATGTCGTAACCGGCGAAATCACTACTATCCAGTCGTTACGCCATACCTCCGATCTTGGTACCGGAGAGATGTATGTCTTCCTGTGTAAGGTTGAAGCCTGGGCGATGAATATTGGCTGCCACCTGACTATTCCACAGAGCTGCGAGTTCCAGCTGCTGCGTGACAAGCAGGAGGCGTAATGGCTACACCGCTTATTCGTGTCATGAACGGACACATCTACAAAGTACCAAATCGTCGTAAGCGTAAACCTGAGCTGAAGCCATCCGAAATACCAACACTGCTCGGATATACCGCCAGCCTGGTTGATAAAAAATGGTTGCGACTGGCAGCAAGGAGGAATCATGGCTGATTTGAGAAAAGCAGCGCGTAGTCGGGAATGCCAAGTAAGAATCCCTGGCGTATGTAATGGCAACCCTGAAACGTCTGTACTGGCACATATCCGGCTGACTGGATTGTGCGGCACCGGTACCAAACCGCCAGACTTGATTGCCACCATTGCATGTTCTGCCTGCCACGACGAAATCGACCGCCGCACACATTTTGTCGATGCTGCATATGCAAAAGAATGCGCGCTGGAAGGTATGGCGAGAACACAGGTTATCTGGCTGAAAGAGGGGGTTATTAAGGCGTGAATACCTACAGCATCACATTACCCTGGCCTCCGAGCAATAATCGCTACTACCGGCATAATCGCGGGCGCACGCACATCAGCGCAGAAGGGCAGGCATACCGTGATAACGTCGCCCGAATCATCAAAGGCTCCATGCTGGATATCGGCCTGGCTATGCCAGTGAAAATCCGTATTGAGTGCCACATGCCGGATCGCCGTCGCCGTGACCTGGATAATCTGCAAAAAGCCGCTTTTGACGCACTCACCAAAGCAGGTTTCTGGCTGGATGATGCTCAGGTCGTTGATTACCGTGTTGTGAAGATGCCCGTTACCAAAGGTGGGAAGCTGGAGCTGACCATCACCGAACTGGGGAATGAATGATGTTTGAGTCTTATATGGCAGAACGTCTTCGCCACCGCTGGATGCGCCTGCGCTTATATCGTTTTCCTGGTTCTGTTTTGACCGATTACCGGATACTGAAGAATTACGCCAAAACACTGAAAGGAGCTGCCGCATGAATACCCAATATTTACAGTATGTCCGCGAGCAACTCATTGTGGCTACCGCTGATTTGAGCGGAGCAACGAAAGGACAGCTTGAAGCCTGGCTGGAGCATGCACAATTTGATACTGGTACATACAAACGAAAGAAGCCGCGCATTCTGGATGAGGTAACTGGCAGGATGATTACGCTGGATAATCCGCCGATTTCCGGTAAGCAGTCGTACGCAAAAGGTTCATCCATTGCACTGGTCAGCCAGGTTGAGTTCTCAACCTCGTCATGGCGCCGCGCGGTTCTGTCTCTCGAAGAACATCAGAAAGCGTGGTTGCTGTGGAGTTACAGCGAAAGTGTTCGCTGGGAACATCAGGTCACCATAACGCAGTGGGCATGGAGCGAGTTTAAGACTCTGTTGGGTACCAGGAAAATTGCAGGTAAGACACTGGAACGTTTGAAGAAGTTGATCTGGCTGGCGGCACAGGATGTGAAGAACGAGCTGGCAGGGCGTAAGACCTATGAATACCAGGAGCTGGCATCACTGGTGGGAGTGACATCAAAAAACTGGTCTGAGACATTTACTGAACGCTGGGTTGCAATGAAACACATTTTTCTACAGCTTGATAGCCAAGCTTTATTGCTTTTAACGAAAACACGTTCAAAACAAAAGACCACATTTTCACAGCAAGATATTGCAAAACTGGATTAAAAATCATATATTTTATGTAAATCTGATATTTTGCCAATGTTGTACGCACTGGCAGTAATCCAAATTCAAGCCCGAGGTTTAAAGCCTTGGGCTTTTCTGTTTCTGAACGGTGAGTAGCCTTCCAACCTACCCCAGCCAGGGGGTCTTCAGCTGTTGAGTTGATATTGCTTAGCCCTCTGTTGCCAGCTACATGCTGGCTTTTTTATTCCAGGCTTGTGGGGAGCATCAACTCCGTGCTTTGTCGTTAAATTACCCCGTGAGCCTGATTTCTGACATTTAACGTCCCGGCCTTTTGTCGGCGGCGAAACATTGGCTATTCATATGCACGAAAAAGAGAGCCTTGCCGGAGCGTTCTGGCTCGTTTTGCTGATCATCGCAGGTTGGGGCGGTCTGGTCCGCTACCTGATAGATGTGAAGCAGAGTAAAGCAACGTGGAGTTGGATAAATGCTCTGGCTCAAATAGTGGTATCAGGATTCACCGGTGTTATTGGTGGCCTGATCAGCATCGAAAGTGGATTCAGTATTTACATGATTCTCGCGACAGCGGGGATTAGTGGTGCGATGGGTTCGGTTGCACTGACGTACTTCTGGGAACGACTGACAGGGGTGAAAAATGCAAAATCTTAATCCTCAGCGTAAAGCCTTCCTCGATATGTTGGCGTGGTCAGAAGGAACGGATAACGGGCGACAACCGACACGTAACCACGGTTATGATGTTATTGTTGGCGGCGAACTGTTTACTGATTACTCCGATCACCCTCGCAAACTTGTCACGCTACACCCCAAACTCAAATCAACAGCCGCCGGACGTTATCAGCTTCTTTCACGCTGGTGGGATGCTTACCGTAAACAGCTTGGTTTGAAAGACTTCTCCCCCAAAAGCCAGGACGCAGTGGCATTGCAGCAGATTAAAGAGCGTGGTGCTTTACCTATGATTGATCGCGGTGATATCCGTCAGGCAATCGACCGTTGCAGTAATATCTGGGCTTCACTGCCGGGCGCTGGTTATGGTCAGTTCGAGCATAAGGCTGACAGCCTGATTGCAAAATTCAAAGAAGCTGGCGGAACGGTCAGAGAGAGTGAGGTATGAGCAGAATAACCGCGATTATCTCCGCTCTGCTCATCTGCATCATCGTCTGCCTGTCATGGGCTGTTAATCATTACCGTGATAACGCCATTACCTACAAAGCCCAGCGCGACAAAAATGCCAGAGAACTGAAGCTGGCGAACGTGGCAATTACTGACATGCAGATGCGTCAGCGTGATGTTGCTGCGCTCGATGCAAAATACACGAAGGAGTTAGCTGATGCGAAAGCTGAAAATGATGCTCTGCATGATGATGTTGCCGCTGGTCGTCGTCGGTTGCACATCAAAGCAGTCTGTCAGTCAGTGCGTGAAGCCACCACCGCCTCCGGCGTGGATAATGCAGCCTCCCCCCGACTGGCAGACACCGCTGAACGGGATTATTTCACCCTCAGAGAGAGGCTGATCACTATGCAAAAACAACTGGAAGGAACCCAGAAGTATATTAATGAGCAGTGCAGATAGAGCTGCCCATATCGATGGGCAGCTCATGCAATTATTGTGAGCAATACACACGCGCTTCCAGCGGAGTATAAATGCCTAAAGTAATAAAACCGAGCAATCCATTTACGAATGTTTGCTGGGTTTCTGTTTTAACAACATTTTCTGCGCCGCCACAAATTTTAGCTGCATCGACAGTTTTCTTCTGCCCAATTCCAGAGACGAAGAAATGGTGGGTGATGGTTTCCTTTGGTGTTACTGCTGCCGGTTTGTTTTGAACAGTAAACGTCTGTTGGGCACATCCTGTAATAAGCAGGGCCAGCGCAGTAGCGAGTAGCATTTTTTTCATGGTGTTATTCCCGATGCTTTTTAAAGTTCGCAGAATCGTATGTGTAGAAAATTAAACAAACCCTAAACAATGAGTTGAAATCTCATATTGTTAATATTTATTAATGTATGTCAGATGCGAAGGATCGTCACTGTATTCCCGGATTAACTATGTCCGCAGCCCTGACAGGGAAACTCCTCTGCGGGAGTGTCCGGGAATAATTAATAACGATGCACACAGGGTTTAGCGCGTACACGTATTGCATTATGCCAACGCCCCGGTGCTGACACGGAAGAAACCGGACGTGATGATTTAGCGTGGAAAGATTTGTGTAGTGTTCTGAATGCTCTCAGTAAATAGTAATGAATTATCAAAGGCATAGTAATATCTTTTATGTTCGTGGATATTTGTAACCCATCGGAAAACTCCTGCTTTAGCAAGATTTTCCCTGTATTGCTGAAATGTGATTTCTCTTGATTTCAACCTATCATAGGACGTTTCTATAAGATGCGTATTTCTTGAGAATTTAACATTCACAACCTTTTTAAGTCCTTTTATTAACACAGTGTTATCGTTTTCTAACACAATGTGAATATTATCTGTGGCTAGATAGTAAATATAATGTGAGACATTGTGACGTTTTAGTTCAGAATAAAACAATTCACAGTTTAAATCTTTTCGCACTTGATCGAATATTTCTTTAAAAATGGCAACCTGAGCCATTGGTAAAACCTTCCATGTGATACGAGGGCGCGTAGTTTGCATTATCGTTTTTATCGTTTCAATCTGGTCTGACCTCTTTGTGTTTTGTTGATGATTTATGTCAAATATTAGGAATGTTTTCAATTAATAGTATTGGTTGCGTAACAAAGTGCGGTCCTGCTGGCATTCTGGAGGGAAATACAACCGACAGATGTATGTAAGGCCAACGTGCTCAAATCTTCATACAGAAAGATTTGAAGTAATATTTTAACCGCTAGATGAAGAGCAAGCGCATGGAGCGACAAAATGAATAAAGAACAATCTGCTGATGATCCCTCCGTGGATCTGATTCGTGTAAAAAATATGCTTAATAGCACCATTTCTATGAGTTACCCTGATGTTGTAATTGCATGTATAGAACATAAGGTGTCTCTGGAAGCATTCAGGGCAATTGAGGCAGCGTTGGTGAAGCACGATAATAATATGAAGGATTATTCCCTGGTGGTTGACTGATCACCATAACTGCTAATCATTCAAACTACTTAACCTGTGACAGAGCCAACACGCAGTCTGTCACTGTCAGGAAAGTGGTAAAACTGCAACTCAATTACTGCAATGCCCTCGTAATTAAGTGAATTTACAATATCGTCCTGTTCGGAGGGAAGAACGCGGGATGTTCATTCTTCATCACTTTTAATTGATGTATATGCTCTCTTTTCTGACGTTAGCCTCCGACGGCAGGCTTCAATGACCCAGGCTGAGAAATTTCCGGACCCTTTTTGATCAAGAGCGATGTTAATTTGTTCAATCATTTGGTTAGGAAAGCGGATGTTGCGGGTTGTTGTTCTGCGGGTTCTGTTCTTCGTTGACATGAGGTTGCCCCGTATTCAGTGTCGCTGATTTGTATTGTCTGAAGTTGTTTTTACGTTAAGTTGATGCGGATCAATTAATACGATACCTGCGTCATAATTGATTATTTGACGTGGTTTGATGGCGTAGATGCACGTTGTGACATGTAGATGATAATTATTATCATTTTGCGGGTCCTTTCCGGCGATCCGACAGGTTACGGGGCGGCGACCTCGCGGTTTTTCACTATTTATGAAAATTTTCCGGTTTAAGGCGTTTCCGTTCTTCTTCGCCGTAACCTAATGTTTTTATTTAAAACACCCCCTGAAAAGAAAGGAAACGACAGGTGCTGAAAACGGGCTTTTTGGCCTCTGTCGTTTCCTTTCTCTGTTTTTGTCCGTGGAATGAACAATGGAAGTCAACAAAAAGCAGCTGGCTGACATTTTCGGCGCGAGTATCCGTACCATTCAGAACTGGCAGGAGCAGGGAATGCCCGTTCTGCGGGGTGGTGGCAAGGGTAATGAGGTACTTTATGACTCTGCCGCCGCCATAAAATGGTATGCCGAAAGGGATGCTGAAATTGAGAACGAAAAGCTGCGCCGGGAAGTTGAAGAACTGAGGCAGGACAGCGAGACAGATCTCCAGCCAGGGACTATTGAGTACGAACGCCATCGACTTACGCGTGCGCAGGCCGACGCACAGGAACTGAAGAATGCCAGAGACTCAGCTGAAGTGGTGGAAACCGCATTCTGTACTTTCGTGCTGTCGCGGATCGCAGGTGAAATTGCCAGTATTCTCGACGGGATCCCCCTGTCGGTGCAGCGGCGTTTTCCGGAACTGGAAAACCGACATGTTGATTTCCTGAAACGGGATATCATCAAAGCCATGAACAAAGCAGCCGCGCTGGATGAACTGATACCGGGGTTGCTGAGTGAATATATCGAACAGTCAGGTTAACAGGCTGCGGCATTTTGTCCGCGCCGGGCTTCGCTCACTGTTCAGGCCGGAGCCACAGACCGCCGTTGAATGGGCGGATGCCAGTTACTATCTCCCAAAAGAATCCGCATACCAGGAAGGGCGCTGGGAAACACTGCCCTTTCAGCGGGCCATCATGAATGCGATGGGCAGCGACTACATCCGCGAGGTGAATGTGGTGAAGTCTGCCCGTGTTGGTTATTCCAAAATGCTGCTGGGTGTTTATGCCTACTTCATAGAGCATAAGCAGCGCAACACCCTTATCTGGTTGCCGACGGATGGTGATGCCGAGAACTTTATGAAAACCCACGTTGAGCCGACTATTCGTGATATTCCGTCGCTGCTGGCGCTGGCCCCGTGGTATGGCAAAAAGCACCGGGATAACACGCTCACCATGAAGCGTTTCACCAATGGGCGTGGCTTCTGGTGCCTGGGCGGTAAAGCGGCAAAAAACTACCGTGAAAAGTCAGTGGATGTGGCGGGTTATGATGAACTTGCTGCCTTTGATGAGGATATTGAACAGGAAGGCTCTCCGACGTTCCTGGGCGATAAGCGTATTGAAGGCTCGGTCTGGCCAAAGTCCATCCGTGGCTCCACGCCCA